TGTACTTACGTCCACTACTAATACAGTAAACAATTTATCTAACGTCTTTGACCCTATTGGTACTTCGGTAGCAATGGCAATCGCCTTGGGAGGCTAACCAAATGGCTAATACATTTAAGAATGCTGGTGTTGCTATAGGCACATCACGCACTACGTTATACACAGCACCAGCTAGCACACAATCAGTAATCCATGCTTTGTACATCTCTAACATTGATGGTGTCAACGATGCAGACGTAACAGTGGAAGTCACAGTGGATGGTGGTACAACCTATCGTCATATCTGTAAGACTGTCCCAGTACCAGCAGACGCTACTTTAGTTCTTGACAAGCCGATCAACTTAGAAGCTGGTGACATACTAGGACTTACATCTTCAGTCGCTGGAGACTTAGAAGTGTTTGCCAGCATCCTAGAAATTGCATAAGGAGTAGCACATGGCTTACATAGGTAACGTCAACGCATTTGAATCAGTAGGGACAAGTGATCTTGAAGATGGTTCAGTCACCGCAGCTAAGATTAATAGTTCCGTTGCTCTTGGTGGGCCTAGCTTGGGTGCTGCAAGTATTATCAGGACTAACGCTTTAACGATCAGTGAGAACATCACCATACCTGCAACAAGCAATGGTATGTCTGCTGGCCCCATCACTATTGCTGATGGTTACACAGTGACTCTAAATGGCACTTGGAGTATCGTATGAGTACATTAGAACTAAAAGAACTATCCGCACCAGCAGGTGAGGTGATTAAGATTGCCGCAGGTAAGACACTTGACCTAAAGACTCAGGGGTCAGTGACTATTCCTACGGGCGGCATAATCCAAGTTGTTAATGGGAATACCAGCACGGCTGTTACTTCAACCGCAACTGGCACTTGGGTTGACACAGGAATAACAGCAACAATAACACCAACAAGTACAAGTAGTAAGATTATTGTACAAATAAATATTTGTGGTATTTGGAGAAACTCAGGACAGGCTTGGAATAGGGCGGGTTTTCAGTTTCTAAGAGGAAGTACAGTTATTGGTGTTACTGCACTTGCTCAAGGTTGGGATAGAACCACTAGCGAAAACAGAGAAGCTGGAGCAATGTATTCAATATATGACTCACCAGCTACTACATCAGCTACAACATATAAGGTTCAATTTCAAGCTGAAGCATTAAGTTCGACAACTGGTATTGCAGTTCAAAAAGATGGTAACTCAGGCCAAAGTAATATTTTCTTATATGAGGTTTCAGCATGACTTCTAAACTAAAAACAGATGTCCTTGAAACTGGCTCTGGCTCTGGCACGATAGCATTGAATAACCAGTTGAGTGGTATGACGAGTGCTAGTGTACCCACTGGCTCAGTGTTGCAAGTTATAAATGCTATTACAACCACACAAGCTACTTCAACATCTAGCACCTATGCAGATACAGGATTAACGGCAGCGATTACTCCTTCTTCTACCTCAAGTAAGATTATTGTGGTGGTGCATCAAAATGGATGTCGTAAGGAATCAGCTGATACATACGCAGGAATAAAGCTTCTTAGAGCAACTACACTTCTAGCTCAATTAGGCTTTTCTATTGGTTACACTGCGGGCACAGGCACTGTTGAACTTGGAACGATTAGTGATAGTTACCTTGACTCTCCTTCCACTACAAGCGCAACTACGTATAAAACACAGTTTGCCAACAATACGGGTACAGGACTTATACGCCTACAAGCTAACTCAGCCGCTTCTACAATCACACTAATAGAAATCAAAGGATAACATCACATGACCGATAAAGTCGCAGCACTACAATCCCTCACTCCAGCAGCCCAGTGGGTTCTCCGTGGAGACGAGCTAGAGTGGTTGGATTCTTCTCAAACAGAACCAACAGCAGCAGCCCTCGCAGCAGAAGTCATTCGTCTTCAAGCGGCTTATGATGCTCTAGCATATGCTCGTAGCCGCAAAGTTGAATATGACAAGCTGAACCAAGAAGAGATGCGTTTTGACGATCTGGTGAATACCACAACTACTTGGCACGATGCGATTGTTGCAATCAAAGTAGCTATCCCGAAGCCATAGTAGGAGTAGAGAAATATGACTACAACTATAACGGGTTCTACAGGTGTCAATCAGATAACCGATGATGCTATTACAGCAGCTAAGTTACCAGCAGGCTCAGTGTTGCAAGTTAAGCATGCCCGAACTTCAAGCAACACGACAGTTTTTACTAGCGGTACTTATGTTGATATAGTAACTCTCAATTTTACACCCCTATCTGCAACATCCAAAATGATGGTTGAATTTGCAGCCGTGTATTACAAAGAAGGCACTACTACAGCCAATTCTAAGTTTAAAATACTAAGGGACTCAACCCCAGCAAACCAAGAGCCTTGGGCGCAAGCCTCCAATACCGCACATTACCTTAATTATGGAGGCGCAAACCACCATAATCAAATCATCCCAATTTCATATACAGTATTTGACCAACCTTTATCAACCTCCACAGTTACTTATAAGTTTGCGGTAGCTAATGGTGGCCCTAACCTTTCTTTTTATGCAGGTGTCAAGTTAATAGTAACGGAGATTGCAGGATGAGCTATCTAGGCAGGTCAGCAAAGTTAAGTTTAAAAGCACAAGAGAAAGTCTCCTTCTTAGCCACAGCAGGACAGACAAGTAAGACAGGTCTTAGCTACACACCTAACTTTGTAGAAGTCTACGTCAACGGCATCTTACTTACAGACACCACAGACTTCACAGCCACCAATGGTAGCAGCGTTACCTTCACTGTTGCACTGGCCTTGAATGATGAAGTGACTGTTATATCTTTGAAGACCTTTAGTGTTGCAGATCATTACACCAAGACAGAAGATGATGCGCTGTTGGCTGCTAAGGCTAAATTAACTAAATCTGCTACAGCACCATCAAGCCCTGCTGTTGGTGATATGTGGTTCGACACGACTTCTGGTGTATCTGCTATGAAGGTATGGAATGGTGTCTTCTGGAATAAAATAAGTAATAGAGATGCAGCTACAGGAGGCACAGTCACCTATTCTGGTGGTTACACTATACACACATTTACATCCAGTGGAACATTCGTACCTAACTCTATAGCCAGTGTGGAATATCTGGTTATAGCTGGTGGGGGTAGTGGAGGTGGTGGTCAGAGTTTTTCAGGTGGTGGCGGTGGTGCTGGTGGATTCCTTACAGCTACTGGTCTTGCTGTATCTGGCACTGGAATTACTGTGACTGTAGGTGCTGGAGGCGCAGCAGCAGGAGCAAGCACTACAGGAATCAATGGTTCTAATTCTGTATTCTCGTCCATAACCTCAATTGGTGGTGGAGGTGGCGGTAGGCAATCCAGCAATGCGGGTCTAGTAGGTGGTTCAGGTGGTGGCGGTACTTACAATGGTGGTTCTGGTGGTGCTGCAACAGCAGGCCAAGGAAATGCTGGCGGCTCTAATACAGGAGGTTACGGGGTAGGTGCAGGTGGTGGTGGCGCTGGAGCAGTTGGTGCTAACAACTCAGGCGCAACCGCAGGTGTAGGTGGTAATGGATTAGCATCTTCTATAACTGGCTCGTCAGTAACAAGAGCAGGTGGCGGTGGCGGTGGACAAGAAGGTGGTAGTGTAAGATCAGGTGGTTCTGGAGGCGGTGGTAACGGTGGTCGACAAAATAGTACAGTTGCTACTGCTGGAACGGCTAATACAGGCTCTGGGGGCGGTGGTGCAGGTGCTGGTAATCAAACGAGTGGTGCTGGTGGTTCTGGCATTGTAATCGTGAGGTATTTAACATGAGTCATTTTGCAAAACTAGACAATGGTATTGTCACTGAAGTAATAGTAGCTGAACAAGACTTCATTAACTCTGGCGCAGTCGGTGATTCATTTCTGTGGGTACAGACTTCTTACAGTAGTTCATTTAGAAAGAACTACGCTGCGGTAGGTTATACATACGACAAAGTTCGTGATGCTTTCATAGCACCAAAGCCCTACCCATCTTGGGTATTAGTAGAGGACACTTGCCAATGGAAAGCACCAACAGATAAACCCGATGATGGTCAATCATATGAGTGGAATGAAGCAACAACAGCTTGGGAGGTAATAGAATGACTAAGGCAAGAGATTTATCGTTAGCTGCTAAAGCGCCTTTGGCTAGTCCAGTGTTTACAGGCAATGTGGGTGTCGGTGTAACGCCAGAAAGCTGGTACTCAACCTATTCAGTATTACAGGTTGGTGGTTTAGGGGCTATAGCTGGGGAAACATCAGCAGGGGCAGGAGGCGCTACAAGACTAAGTAATAATGTTTATTTAAATGCCTCTGGTAGTTGGGCATATCAAGTAACAGATGAAGCATCTTTATATCAACAAGTTGATGGGGTACATACTTTTAGAGTAGCAGCATCAGGCACAGCAGACGCAGCGATAAGCTGGAATACTGCTATGACTATTAATAATAGCGGTAGCTTGCTGATAAACACCACTTCAACTTTAGGAGCAGGTCAAGGTGTTTTACATTTAAAAGGAAAGACAAATAACACTGCGGTTTGTTTGCAAATTGCAAGCAATGGTGAGAAAGGGTTAGATTTTTATAACTCGTCAAATTCACGAGTTGGGTATATTGCAATTAACGCATCGTCAGTCACATTTTCAACAACATCAGACTACCGCCTTAAAGAAAACGTCACACCAATGTCAGGTGCAACAGCACAGACTAAGCTACTCAAGCCTTGCAACTTTGATTGGATTGCTGGCGGCAACGTCAATGGCTTTATAGCACATGAACTAGCAGACGTTGTACCAGAGGCGGTCACTGGCACTAAAGATGCCATGATGGACGAAGAGTATGAAGTCACTCCAGCTACCGACACAGAAGCAGCAGTCATGGGTACACGCTCTGTGCCTGATATGCAAGGCATTGACCAAAGCAAATTGGTTCCACTATTAACCGCTACGATACAAGAGTTAATCACTCGTATTGAAGCACTGGAGGCGTAATGAGCATTGAGAGTATATAATGAACTCTAGTCCTTTAGAGATATACCCAGTTCATGTATCGCCTACTCTTGCTCCTGTGGGACAGGGTTTACTTATTGAACCATCTGTCAACAGGGTTAATGCTGAGTACCTAGTAGTTCAACCATCAAGGGAACCATATGGTGTACCACAAGAATATACAAAGAGGGTTTGGGTATGTTAGCAGAACTGGCTATTGCGAATGCTGCCTTTGCAGTTATCAAACAAACTCTTTATAATGGCAAAGAGATTGCTGATGCTGGATCTGCTCTCACTAAATACTTTGGTGCAAGTCAGAGTATTGAGAACAAGATTAAGTCTGGTAATGGTGATGTACTAGGAGCATACCAAGCTAAACAAGCAATAGAGAAGCAAGAGAAAGAGTTAGAGTTCATGCTCAATAAACAAGGTCTTCTAGGATACTATAAGTACCAGCAGTTTAGAGATGAATATTATGCGAAACAAAAAGCAGATGCTAAGAAACAGAAAGCACATGCTAAGGAAATTAAAGATACTCTGGTACTAGCAGGACAGGTTCTAGGAATCCTTGTGACTATCCTAGCTGCTTTCTTTGGCGTAGTCATGTATCTTAAATATTAAATATGAGTGATCCTAAATTGACAGAACTAGAGAAAGATGAGATAGCTGAGTTAGCTGCACAGAAAGCGTATGATCGTTTCTACCTTGCAGTAGGTAAGTCGGTTGTTAAGAAGTTAATGTGGATTGTAGGGGCAAGTGCATTCGCTTGTTGGTTATACTTTCAAGAGGGTACATTCTAATTGAATAATTTTATAAAAGTTTATCCAAACGCATTTAAAGATGAATGGTGTGACAGTTTAATAAAAGATTGGAGTAACTTCTCTAAACCTCCTGAGAATGACCCTGATTATAGATATAAAATGAACGTCACTCAAATAAGAAATGATTCTATAATTACACTAGATAAATCTTTTGAAACAGATACCAATGAATCTACATTATTAAAAAAGAAGTACCACAAAAAAACAGTAGACACAGTTATTAAGTATGCCTCCATGTACAATAGTAATGAAGTAGGTATGATTTTACCTCCATTAGAGATAGTAGGCGCACAACTACAGAAAACAGAATCAGAATGTAGTGGCGGTTATTATGAATTTCACTATGAACAAACAGGTATTGAAAAAAATCCTGATCCTATGAGGCGCATGTTAGTTTGGATGTTATATCTAAATGATATTCCAGAGGGTGAAGGTGAGACTGAGTTCTTATATCAAAAGCTAAGACTACAGCCAAAGAAAGGGGATTTAGTAATATGGCCCGCCATGTTTACACATACCCACAGAGGCAATCCTGTCTACACTACTGATAAGTACATCCTAACTGGATGGTTATCTTGGCCTGAACATAAATTTGGAGTAGGATTATGAGCGTAGACTACAGAGGTGAGAAGTTTGCTGGATACAACAAACCTAAGCGTACACCCAAACATGCTACTAAGTCTCACGTAGTATTAGCCAAGGAAGGATCTACCATTAAGATGATTCGTTATGGTGAGCAAGGTGCTAGTACAGCAGGTAAGCCCAAGGCTGGAGAGAGTGATAAGATGAAAGCTAAACGTAAATCATTCAAAGCTAGGCATGGTAAGAACATTGCTAAAGGTAAAATGTCAGCAGCATTCTGGGCGAACAAATCAAAATGGTAGTAATAGGAGGTGATCTTGAGACTGTACGCTAATATCAACGCTAAGAAGAAAGGATACTAGGTATGAAAGGTGTTACACATTACTTACCAAATGGTAAAGCATACACGGGCAAGACTCATAAGACTAATGGTAAACTTATGACAGGTGCAAAGCATACTGCCTCTAGTAAGAATCTAACTCATAAGAAGAAGAAGTAATGTTCGGTATGCCAATAGAAGTTATCACATTGCTGTTAAGCGTCCTAGGAGGCGCTGTAATGAAGATGTGGGCACAGGCACAGAAGGATAAGGCTGACCAGCAAAAGATGCTCATGCAGCAATTCTCGGCCTCTGAGGACAGTGTAGCAGCAGCACGTAGCTACGATACTCCTAATGCACAATGGATACGTAGATTCCTAGTGGTGTCCTTCATGGGTATGGCAATGTTTATTCTTATTGCTCCTATCTTAAACCTACCAACAGTAGTACCCGTAGAAGTAACCAGTGGGTTTAAACTTTTATTCTTTGACTTCACTACAACAGTAACAGAGTGGAGAACATTAGAAGGAATGGTTACTCCTGAGTGGTTGCCTCATGCAATCATGTCAGTTGTTGGTATGTACTTTGGTCAATCAATTGTCGCAAGAAAATAGTCTCTTGACTTTTAAACAAAAATATGGTATAATCCTATGAATTACTTAGCAGCAATCAACTCAGTTCTTGTACGTCTACGAGAGCGAACAGTAGACTCTATTAATGAGAATGAATATTCATCTCTTATAGCTACTTTTATTAATGATTCAATTCAAGAAGTAGAACAAGCATGGGACTGGTCTGCCTTACGTCAGAGTCTAACTGTTACTACTACTGATGGTGTTTTTAACTACGAACTAAATGGTTCTCAGAACAGCATTAAGGTTCTAAGTGTTGTTAATGTGTCAACTCAAAGTGATGTTGATTACCAGACTGCCAATTGGTTTAATGATAGATACTTAACTCCATCTCCAGCCACTGGTTCTCCTAGTTACTACTCTTTCAATGGCGTTAGTTCTGATGGGGATACTCTTGTTGATCTATACCCTAAGCCTGATGGTGTGTACACAGTTAGGTTTAATGTTATTCAAAGATCAGAAGACCTCACAACAGAGTCAGCTAGAATATACTGCCCTCATCGTCCTATCGTTCTGTTAGCCTACGCTAAGGCTGTGGAAGAGAGGGGTGAAGATAATGGACAGACAGGTAACAGTGCATACATAGCAGCTAACACTTCATTATCTAACGCAATAGCATTAGATGCGTCAAAGCATCCAGAAGAGACTATATGGTATAATGTATGAAACAATTAGTTAGTTCTTCCATTGCAGCCCCTGGATTTTATGGGTTAAACACTCAGGAAAGTAGCATTACTTTGTCTAGTGGCTATGCATTACAAGCAGACAACTGCGTTATAGACTCTGAAGGTAGACTAGGCGCACGTAAAGGCTATGTATATCAGACTACTTCTGGTGGTACATCTTCTTCTCTTGTCGGTATGCACGACTACGTAGGTTCTAC